GCTTCGCGGGCGTAAATCGGCGGATCGTGGGAACGGGCACCGAAAACGGGTTGCCCTATATTGAAGTCAGGTTTTGGGGCACGAATACGGGATCGACTCAGCCTGTTTCGATATTCCTCAACGACTCTGGCGCACCTGCCACCGTCGGCCAAGCGTGGACCGCAAGTCTGCAATTGCGGCTCATGGCTGGAAGCTGGGATAACGTGAATACAGCCCTGTTCAGAATATATGAACAGCAAGGCCTGACGTTTTTGGCGTCGTCTCCGACTACCTCGGTCAAAGGCACCGGCGGTTCAATTACGCCTTATTCTCAACAGCATACCTTAGCGCAGCCCGATGTCGATAACACAAAGGCGGTTGTGTCGCTGGGTGTTACTGTTGGAGCTACTATTGACCTTACACTTCGCCTCTATGCCCCCAACCTCAAGCGCGGCCCCGACATCAACGATCCGCCGATCCTGCAAGAGAGCGGCCTCCCCGCCACGCGGACGGCTTGCGGCATAGGCGCACCACAAGCGACCGACACGACTGCGGGAACGGTGATTGTCGAGGGTATGTGGCTACCAAACCAAGGTAGCGGTGTTCGTGTCATTGCGGAGCCCGGTCTAGCTGGTAACGGCAGCGGGTTTTCCCTATCCGCAGATAACCTAAGTCCGCGCGCCGTGTTTTACGGCTCAACTAATGAAGCCGTCAGATTCGACGGCGCGGGACCTGCCATCTCTCCGGGGGCATCCTATAAGTTTGGGCTTTCGTGGTCTTCGTCGGGTGTGGTCGCCTCAGCGCAAGGTGCGACCATCGCCAGGTCGGGCACGGCGCCCCAAATTTTGTTCAACCCATCACACCTTCTTTCTTTGGGCTCGCGGGGGGTGGGCACCTCGCTTCACTCCAATGGCCTAATCAGGCGCGTCCGTTGGTTGCCCGACTACTCAGATCAGGCTGCGCTTAACGCGAGGACGGCCCTGTGACCCTGCGCCTCAACCCCACCTGCGCCGGACACCACCTCGACCCTGGAACACGAGTATTAACATGAGCCTGAAATCCGTCCTAATAGCTTTACTACTTTTTAGTTGGATATCACCACTTGAGTGGGCTAGACCACCCCCGGCTTATACGCCGAGTCCGGCTGAAATTGACAGGTCCGTAGAACGCTTTGTTCCACTATATGAACTACGTGCTATCTGCGGACACCCAAGGGCTCTTGCTTGCTACATCCCGTCCAAGGACCTAGTTTATCTCCCAAGTGACTGGCCCAGTAAATCAGAATTAGAGATTCTTAGAATTCACGAACATGCCCACCGCGTGAAAGGATGGCGACATTGAATGAACGAGTAATTGCGCTTTTACAGGAAGCAATCAATCTTCTAAGGGAGAAACCCACTGGTGAACTTATCTGGGGGTCCAAGGTCTCACCTGTCTTCAAGGAACGAATCATCTGGACAGCTAACGATCTCGGGTTTGACCCGAATTACTTGATGGCCTGTATCGCTTTCGAATCTGGTGAGACATTCAGCCCGTCTATTAAGAACGCTGCGGGTAGTGGGGCGACTGGTCTAATCCAATTCATGCCAGCCACCGCTCGTAGCCTTGGTACTACGACTGCCAAGTTAGCAGCAATGACGGCTGAAGATCAAATCCGGTATGTCTATAAGTATTTCAAACCGTACAAAGGAAAACTGAAAACACTTGAAGACATCTATATGGCGATCCTTTGGCCAAAGGCTGTTGGGCAGCCTCTTACGTACCCCCTCTTTACTGGTGGCATTGCTTATCGTCAAAACGCTGGTCTTGATAGTAATAAGGACGGCAAGGTGACGAAATACGAAGCTGCCGCTAAGGTACGTGAAAAGTTTGAAAAAGGAATGAGGTTCCGAGGATGAAGTGGAAAGAGGGGCGTCGTCGAGGCGCTGTAGTTGATCAACGCGGGACTGCTGCTGGTCGTGCTGCTAAGCTGGCCGAAAGAGTTAAACCAACTAAGCGTCGTAAATCTACACCAACTGCACAAGGCGGTGGGTCTACGTACGAACGGGCTGTCAAGTTAGCGGACAGAGCAATTAGACGGAGGATGCCGAAAAAGAAATGAACATTCCTATCTTTGGTGACATTGTCCGTGAAGTGGGCAACACCGTACGCGAGTTCATCCCGGACGCAGACAAGCGCGCTGAGATTGAATACAAGTTTGCCGAACTAGCTGACAGAGCCGACGCACGAGAAACGGACCTTCTTCAAGGTCAACTCGAAATTAACAAAGAAGAAGCCAAGCACAGTAACATCTTTGTCGCTGGGTGGCGTCCATTCATTGGTTGGACCAGTGGTGTTGCTTTGGCGTACACCTGGATTGCTGCGCCATTCCTTCAGTGGTTTATGCAGTTCTTCTTTGACAAACTCATTGGCCTACCAGCACTTAGTCCCGAGTCAATCTTTCCGATTGTCCTAGCTATGCTCGGTATTGCCGGTATGCGTACTTATGAGAAGAAGGAAGGTATCGCTACGTCTATGGGCGGTAAGGTTCTCAAGACTGAAGTGTCTACCAAATCAACAAACACATCTACTAAACCATCTTGGTTGGAGGAATAAGAGAGATAGGGCTTTTGCAAATGTAGTTAAAGTGACGTTTAGCTCGGACGGTGAGACTATCCAGAGTTGGGTGTCTAAGCTTTTTGAACTCGAACGTTTCTACGGTGCCCACGCAGTACTTGACCTAAGTGACCTAAGTGATCCTAACATCGTACGGTCACTTCAATTGATCTCTGGTGCTTCTGTTGTCGGTACTCTCACTGAGAACGAAGAGCTTTCGCTTAGTGGTCCAGTCTTTGAAGTTACCCCGGACACTGTGACGTATCAATGGTACAGAACGGACAACGATGAAGTTGACGAAGCAATTACCGACGCAGACGCAGCTACGTACACACTGGTGACAGCCGACGCTGGTCTTTATGTCTACTGTGTGGTTACGTCAAGCAATCGGCTCAGTACGGTAACTGTTACGACCGAAGCTGTTGGCCCTGTAGCCGCCGCAGTATAAACAAAAAATGCCCCACTCAGTTGTGACACCGAGTGGGGCATTTTTTTATGTCTCTAATCTAAAACGTCCATCCATAAACTCAGCGTGACTTCGAACCCACACTTCGTTATTTTGGAGTGAACGGTAGACAACTAGTTTTCGAGATGGGTCATCTGCGTCTGACGCGTAATACTCAAGGACTTCGTACCGACCACCCTTTTTGTGAACCCAAATATCTGTAGTCACCCCTTTGTCCCGATGTCTACAATCTCACAAACACCGCCAGTACAGGCTAGCTCTTGGCTACCCACCGTTGTGTCCTCAAACTCGTAAGCTTGAAGCCCAGACCAATCAGTGTCCTTGGGCATTTTTTGTACCCATTCGTTGTATTGGTCCTCAGTGAGGTCCTGATATGGTGCCTGTTGATAGGAGTGCTCGTCCATGGGCAGGAAGGCTATACCTGACAGCACGTCGAAGTTCTCATAGACCCACGCACCAACTTTGATCCACTCGTCTTCTTTGACGTTGACGGTGATAGATGGTTTGTGTTCACACCAATGTTCTTGGACTGCTTTCCAGATTTCAAGATGGTCAATAGCACTGATGTCTCGTCGTGTCACAGAACCTTCAGGGGCCTTCTGTGGGAAGTAGAAGACTGTAGTCTGGTCAGGCTTGTACAAGTCAGGCTCGTACGGGAACCCGGCGTCCTTCATGAACTGGGTCAGTGGGTCTTTGTTGTCGCCGCGTACCGACCTCAGATAGAAGGGAGACCAACGAGGGTGGATACCAGACGCAGCGTCCACAAGCTGGCTAACAGTGCCACTAGGCTTAACGCAGGTGATAGCAGTAGAAGGATTAATACCCAGCTTGGCAGCGTATTCAGCGTTGACATTTACCGAGTAATCTCTAAGAGAAGACAGAGAGTCGGGGTCTTTCGCCAGTACAGAGTGATCGAGAATACCCGTGAGCGACACTCCAAGTAGCCTCTCTTCTTCTGTATTTGTACGCCAAATTTTGCGAAGGTATTTGAAGTCGGTAAGAGTAGATTGAATTGTTCCAAGAATCGTGGCAAGCCGAACTTTCCGCTTTAGTGTATCTGGTGTATCTTCTGCACGAACCACAACTTCAGTAAGATTCAGTTATGTTAAACAACGATCGTTAATCGCCGCCAAAGATTTCCAACACTGATTTAGCAAACTTAACCAGCTCTTCCTTTGAAGCGTTTGCTTTCATTTGATTAGCTAGATGACTAATAACTTGTATGTTGGATTTGATGTAACCTTTTGAGTTGTCTATCCTGTCAAGGGCAGGAGAGTGAGGTTTTCCGCCAGCAGAACCTTTATGGACTTCTAGCGGAATGTTTAGATAAGGGCAACGCTCTGGGATAACTATGTCAGACATTTGAATGTCAAACTCTAGTCCTGACGTTTTACACCGAGACTTCGCTCTAGCCCATAAACCGTACTCTGGTGTTTTCCATGCTTTAACCCTCTCGGAGTTGCATCTGTTACACAGAGTAACTGTTTTAGACGTTTTAGGGAAAATCATACCGCAAGCAGTACACTCTCTTTCCCTGTCAGAAACGTAGTAACCTTCTCTATTCAACATCAATCTTTCCTTATGTTTCCATAAGGCTCGGACTATATCATCACCCACAATTGTAGGGCTAGGCGCTTCCACTCACTTGAGTGTACTCCCTTCCGGGATAGTCTCTGAACCTTCTACTAATAGAGTACCATGTTTTGTAACAAATGTCAAGTACAAAATTAGAGCTTGGCTGCTGATTACCATAGGTTTACACCCTTAGGCTTCCCAGCAATTCACCTAGTTTTACTTCTGCTATCTTTACTTAACAGAATTGGTATGGTCGGAGGATGATCTCGCTACACGGATTAGTTCCGAAATCCCTCGATGCGTCTCTTCGACCATTAAGTCCGGCTTGTCGCTGACTTGCTGCGCGATTGAAGATACCTCTCTCGCCGCTTCGCGACTCGTATAGTGAAGTCCATTCTTGTAAAAACGGTCCAATATCGGGTCGTTCGGTGTACACAGCACTGTTATTAGACAAAGCTCGTTGGGCGTTCTGTTCCCACCAGTTTCCATGCTTGGAGTCCCTCATTCTTGTGTCCCATAGATCGGACAGGCTAATCATTGCAGATCGACGAACACCGCCAACGACGACGACTTCACCAATCTTGCACATGATGTCATGGCATTCTACAGAATTGAGTTGCCGTCCAGAAGCTTTCTTAAAAGTCTCGACGCAGAAGTCAAAGAGTTGAATGAGCGGTTCAGGTCCGCTCGCACGTCCGCCAAAAGTTTTAAGTCTTGCACCAGCCGGTCGGACTCTTGAGACGTCAATGTTGGGTTGTCGGCCCTCGTAGAGTAGAGCAATGAGATCGCGGAGTGCAGTCGCCCATCCACCTTTCGAATCAGCGACTTCGATTGTCTGANCGACCTTTTGCAGGCCCGCCGTGACCACTGGGAGTTTGTTGACATATTGTTCCTCAACACTAAAACCTACACCTGTCCCACACATGAGAATGTACATGGCTTCGTCGAAGGCTCGGGGATGATCTACAGGTAGATAGCTACAGTTGTAACCAGCGATATGGTCACGGTCCAGAGCTGGTCCAGCGGACATCAGAGCCCGCATAGACGGCATCACTTCGAGACGGTGGATAGCATTGTAGATGTCGACGTAGTCCTCTGCCGACACCTTATCTGCCACTACGTTGTCCATGTACCGAGTTACAGTTTCAGTCCAAGTTTCTCGTCGTTTGTGTTCTTCGATCCATCGTGCGTAGCGTGATGTAAAGATAAATCGTTGGTATTCGTTCAAGCTGCTGCTTCCTTTACTGTTAGACCTGGGTACTTTTGAAGGAGGCGAACCATACGTTCGTTAGTTTTGGGACCTTCGTTAATGACCAATAGTTCTGCCGTATCAAGCGTATAGTCGAAAGGTTCAAAGGTGTAGATTTTTGACCCGTCGTAATAGACGTAAGACGTGGACAGATCAAAGGTGTTCAAGTGTTCCATCGCATTGGGAACAAAGATGAATTGAACGTCAAAGCTACAGGTCAGATCATCTTCAGAGTAATGGATGTAGTCGAACACATGGAACCCATCGTCGTACGTCTCATAGTTCTTAGCAGCACCCCAATCCCAACCAAAGCCGTCTGGATCAAAGTTTTCAGGTTGACTGATGAACACGTCAATGTCTTTAGGCGCTTCGTCCAGAAGGAAATCTCGAACCGCACCACCGGCGATGATTGCGTCTGCCTCACCGTAATATGTAGACAGGTAATCCTTTACGTCGTCAAGAATCGCTGTCCACAGACCCGGACCATTCTTTGTAACGTCGAAAGCGTCGTTCATCTTCATCCTCTTGTCGTTGACGTTTGATTGTTTGTTCACGATACTGCTTAGACGACAAAAGGTCCCGCGCAATGTGATTACGCCGACGGACCTTTCGCTTCTCTTTATTGTCGTATCTACTTAGACCTTTGCCCATTTTCCAACTCGATTAGAAGGTCTGCGTAGTGGCGAACCTTTTCTAAATCGGCAATCCCACCCTTAGCTTTCCACCGTGTAATGTACTTCACGATGTTACCTTCGATGAAACCTAAACCGTTTGCATGGATGTATTCGACAGGTTGGATGACGCAGTCTTTGTAATGTGCGCCACCCACCTGAACATCAAGAGCCGAGTTTTTCTCGGATTGCTTCATTCTCATCAATCTTAAAATCGAAGGCGTCAATGAATTCGTCTACGCTGATGTCAAGGATTTCGATCAGGTCGTAGATGTCGTAAAGGTCTTTGACCAGTTCACGTTCTTCATTTGTCAGCATAGGCGTCTCGGATTCGCTTGAGGCTGACGTGTTCGATGTCGTATTGACCGTTCGCAACTTCATTCTTAATCACCACCCCAGGGTTCCAGATTTGATTGGCAGTACCGGCGTAGTCTGCATGGTAATCTTGATATACACCAACTACACAGCCGTGAAGTTTCTCACGCCCACTAGCACGGATGCAATAGTCAAAAGTATGGACGTGCCCACAAGTGGAAGATTTGAACCGTTTTGTGAGAAGGCTATATGCAGGATGTTCACCACCAATTGGACGACCACTAACGCCAGTAACAAAGTAATGAGCATAGTCTACTCCGTCGATCTCAACAGGTTCCAAGAATGGGAATTCTTCAAAGCCGTACTCCTTGGACTGAAAATCCTTAGTACCGATAGTCCCTTCCAGTACGCGATCAAGCTCAACTGCTCGGTTGACTCGGTTTTCGTGATTTCCCAATGTCCGAACGAGACGCGGAAGCTTCTTTTTATGTTTTCGGATTTCGTGTAGCATTCGGTCTTGTGCGTCCAGCCCCGCTTCGATGTCGGCTTTGTACGAACGACCTTCGAAAGACTTCGTGCCACGGTCGTAAGAACAGAGACTGGGCATGTCAAACCAATCGCCGATATCAATAACAACATCGGGCTTAATGTCATGGATCAGTTTTCCTAACCAAGTGTAACGGTCATTGTTGTAGCCAGGATGTGCATGGCTATCGGGGATAATAAGATGTGTTTTACCCATCAAATACCTGTTTTGTGTCACAACGCAGACAGATAAAGCCGTCCAGTGTGATGTTAAAATCAATACACCCACAACCACACATCCAGATTTCTTTACAATCTTGCTCAGCGTTGAAGCTGTAGTCAATTTTGATATGTCGTCCGAATGGTGGCCCTGGGTTCTTTAGACTAACCAGTCCGATGGGATTTCTTTGTCGGCCCATGGGAATCCGTGCCTGTCTGCCCACGCAGCGTGAGTTTGTTTCTGACCGGGGATTTTCTTGTGTGCGTCCATAAAGACAAAACGTATGTCAAGTGTGGGGTGTTGAGCTTTGACTGCGCGCATCTTGGACACGTCTCCCGGCATAAACCGCCCCTTAACTTCGATGATGATCCCATTGGGTAACACGAAGTCAGGGGTGTAAACGTGGTTTATGGTGTACGGGAGCTTTAGTGTCTCGTACTCAAACGCAATCTTCCGGCGCTTAAGAGACGCAGCAATTGTCCGCTCAAAGCCGGACCTAAAGTTCATACCTTAGTTAAGAGCCGTCTTAGTAGCTGGACCCTTGTTAACGATATGGTATACGTCTTCGGTGTTCACAACCGTACTAAATTCACCTTCACCTCGGGGTCCACGAACGACACCAATGATAGGGCCGAATGGGACCAGATAACCGTAGTCCGACAGAACAGCCGAAACATTGTCACCTAGAGGCTTAAGGGTGATTTCATAGATAAAATATTCAGGGGTATTGTCGTCTGTGGTCGAACCACCACGATTACCAAGTTCAATTACGTTACTCAAAATGTTACCTCGGGTACTTGGGGCTCTTTGCCCACGTTTACTAGGTGTCGGGGACCACTGCTGTAGATAAAGGTCCGTAGACCAATACCGTCATTAGCGTCTGCCCAACAGTGGAACTTGTGACTACAATAGCTGCAACCAGTATCAAGCTTTAGATTACCTGACTTCCCGTCTTCAACCGGCTCGTAACACCGTTCAGGGGGTTCAGGGTTTGCAATAACTTCCTTGATGTGGTCAATACGTTCAGGGATGTTGATTGCTTGTAGTTCATCCAACGGGACCTGCATCAAGGTAATGTGACCCAGTGTCTTGTCGACAGCTAGGAAAGCCCCAGGTAGACCACCAAGCCCAGCACTGTAACCAGCAATCTGTTCCATGTATCCGAAGGGGTCATTCTCGCGGAGTGATCCGTCTTTGAACTTCTGGAAGCTGTAAGTGCTGGCCGATTTAACGTCGACTACGTGACCATCAATAACAGCATCGTTGTGACCAACAACACCGTTTACTTCAACCGTAACTTGTTCCTGCTCGACCTTATGCCCTGCTTCGGCTGCGAGGAACAGCATGAGGGCTTCGATGATATCTCCGTACAAGAACTTGATTCTTGTGTTAGCGGCGAGCTGCTCTTTGCTTTCGGGGTGGTTGTGGTCGTACCATTGTTGTCTGTCGGGCTTTCCGAGACTGGACATCCTGAGAGTTGCCACTTGATTGTCTCGATCTTCAGCCAGACGACTAGACACGATGTCAGAAAGAAGTCTTGCAAACCTTTCCACATTGTCCGGGTTCGCTTGGTGAGGTGCTTGAAAAAGCCCGTAGATGTCGTCGACAAGCGTGTCAATGGTTTTATCTTCATTCAACTTCTTCTAGTTCCTGCACTACGTCTTCGATAATGTTACGTTCGCAGCGTTGTTTGGTAACCACGTACATGGTGAAGTTTCGAGACCAAAGTTGCTTAAGTGCATCTTCTCGGCTCTTAGCTTCGACCACACATTCGCAGTCTTCCTCACCTTCAACGTACTGGGTGAACTTAATCTTGTACTTGTTCATTCGCTTCCGTTTGAAAAAATTAAAGCGCAAAGGGCCCCATCCATCCGCTCCTACACGCAGCACTGACGATTTACAGTGCGCCCACCATTTCATTTAGTCTTCGTCAGACCAGTCTTCACCGCCACCTTCGCGGACAGGGAAGTCTTCCTCACCTTCGTACGGCTTGTATTCCCACACTTGAACAGCGAGAACACCGGGTTTCATACCGCCGCTCGCCTTTTCATTCAGTGCGTACTTCACGTTAACGATGGTGCCATTACCAAGCTTCTTGTTAGCTGGCCAATCTTTGCCGTCGGGACCAACAAGTCGAATGGGTTGTGCGTCGGTACCGTCACGCTTCTTGGCCTTACGGCTGAACTTGACGTAGTCCATACCAAGCACATGTTCCTTGCCATTCTTGTTGACAGCGGGCTTGATGTAGTCGCCAATTTCTTGATCACGGAAACGCTTTTGGTTGTCCTCACTTAGGCCAACTTCAAATGACCATTCTAGTTCGGACTTGGTGTAACCGGGTTGCGGGGCACCGAGCTTTGCCCAAGCGATTGGGCCTTGAATCATAGGCATACTGTACTAAACTCCTTGAGTGATACTGATGGGGTTGTGTCCCCAACGTTCTTATATTGTACTATGAAAAGATTGGGTTGTCAAGTAGATATTGACGTCCCTTGTCTGAAATTTTGTACATCCCTTCTGCGTAGCCATTCTTTTTAAGCCATGAACAACAGACAGACATTGCAGCTCCCCATGACCATCCTGGTACGTCTTCACCATTGAGGATTCGTAGAACTTCATAGTCGTACTGAGTCACAAGAAAATGTCCACTTCGTATTCAATACCCATCCAGTCCAAAGCTTCTTCTGCGGCTACTTGTGGATGACCACCACCGAGAAGATTGGTGTCGAATAGATGATTGAATTCAGTTGCACGACCAACAGCTTTTTCTAGACCCCACTCTCGCCACAGTGCGACGGTAGCTTTGAAGTCCGACTGATCTGAGCCGGGCTCTTTGTCTTGATCGACAATGGGAAAACCGTTAGCAATTGTTAGTTTGTCTTCGAATTCACTTGACATTTTGAAAATCCATGTTATAATATCTCTTGGATGGGCAGGAAAGAACCCTAAGTGTCAATCTTCATCTGGGTACAAATCTCTGTATTGATCTTGTGCGATCTCATATCCATCCCAATTATCAACACCGTTCATTTCCAGACAGCTCAGAAAAACCGAGTCAGCTTTAAGTTCATTGTATTCAAATAGTGGGATAGTGATAGTCTCATCCATACCAAATCTCCTCACATTCTGGACGACACCAAGGGTTCCAAGGGAATAATGGGTTTGGTCGTCCACATACTTCACAAGGTTCAGTGCGTCTCTGCCCAACTGTCTCCGATTTTGTAGTCTCCGTCGAGGGGGACGTTGAAGTTGAGTTCTTCTCCGGCGTCCCGTATGGCCTGGACACAAAGCTTTCCGACTTCGTCGGTGTCTCCTGGAGCCACGTCAAGTTGTCCTTCGTCATGAATATCTCCAACCTTGAGTGCGTCAAGGCCACGTTCTGTGATGCGTTGGTCGATAAAGATACCGGCTTGTTTCATCACAATGGCTCCGGCACTCTGTAGCTTGAAGTTGATCCTTGCGTGTTCAGGTTCGCAACGTACATACCCTCCGTCAATACACTGAATAAAGATACCCTCGGCTTGGACCAGCTTAACAAGGTTGGCTAGACCGGGGGTTTTGTCTACAAGCTGACTCCTGATCCACTTACCAAAAGCCTTCTGCTCTTTCTTGGACACCAGAGACGTGTTACCAGTCCAACCCAACTTAGGGTCCGCTGCACCGTACAGGAACGCATAGAAGACGTTCTTGACTGGGTCACGGTCGATCCCGAGCATGTCTGCGTTGACTTGGTGTGGGTCGCCTTCGATGTACAGCTTGGCCGCTTCTGCGTTGTTCAGATAGTGTGCGAACATACGCATCTCAAGGCTCTTGGCGTCGTAACCAACGAGCTTGCGACCAGGCCTAGCACGCCACAACTGACGACACTCCTTACCCCACGGGACCTTTGCAGATGCCTTGGGGATGTTGGCCGTGTTGGGGCTATTGTGGGTCATACGGCGGGTCCCTGCACCGCAGGTGAACACAGTGCCGTGGATGCAGCTATCGTCCTCATGGACGCAATTAAGCCACGTCTGGATCATAGACGTACGACCAGCAAGCACAAGCCACTCAGCAATGGCCTTGACCTCTTCACGCTTGGACTTGTTGTAAAAGTCAAGCAGGCTTTCTTCGTCGACCTTGGGTTGCCCTGTCGGTGTGAACTGTTGAGGTTTCCAACCAAGGCTTAGAAGCTTTTCAACACGCTGGGCTGGTGACCCAATGTTGAACTCTTTCCAATCGTATGTGTCGTACGTACCGTCTACAAGATTGTGGACGATCTTCGGATATCGTTCAAGATGCTTTTCGTAGACCGCAAATGGGCTTCCATCTTTTCGCAGGCGATACTCGTACGTTCCGGCAACTTCGAGAGTTGGTGGGAATAGTTCTTGGATAGGAACAGCAAGGCGTTCCTTGAGTCCGCTAAGCTTTGTATGCAGTTCTCTAGCTGCTCGTTGATCAAAGTAGAACCCATTGGCTTTTTGCTTGTCGACAACGATTCTGATTTGATGTTCAATCTCTGCGCTTTTTTCACTGAAACCTTTCTTGCGCATACGGGCTGTGAGTTTGACGAATAGTTTTTTGGTCAGTGCCACGTCTTGACGACAGTACACCAGCATCTCAGGGCTGAACGCACTGTAGTCATGGAAGTCAATCTTGGCGCTGCTTAGTCGTTCGCCCCACGCTTCGAGACTGTGCCCACCGGGCATCCTTGGATCGTATAGGTAAGACAGGACAAGAGTATCGACAACACGAGAAGTGGGGATAGAAACACCAAGTAGACGACTGATCGTAGGTACATCAAAGCTGAGTGCATTATGACCTACGAAGTAATCTTCACGATGAGCAGTGTACCAATCAGCGAAACGATGCAGATTATCAGGGGTAAACTCAATAATTTCATCTGTACCAACATTTTCTAAAACAATGCACCAAATCTTGGTGGCGCGAAGGTCGTCCCCCTCGATGTCAACGACCCAATATTTACTTAAGTCTTTATGATTTATGTACACCTAAACTGTAACCGTATTCCTCTCCGTGGAAATTGTCTTCCCACCCAACGCGCCACCATTCGTACGCTTCAGAGTCATGAGGGTGGGGGTTGTGACCACGGATGACACCGCAGCGACTAGACCTCCAACCCTCACAATAATAGAACTCTGACTCGTTTACGTCGAGTGGCTCAGATTTTGGCTTACCACCGCTCATCTTCGGCGACAGTTTGACCTGCTTCGAAACGTTTAGTCTCATCTTCATTTAACTCCTTGAGTCGCCCGGTATCTGGGTCGTACCAGAGATAGGTGCCGGGACCGGTCATACCGCTGAATCGGTTCTTCTCGATGATGATCTTAGTGACATTACGACGCCAGTCATCAGTGTCAGTCTTGTCTCGGTACAGTTTAAGGACGATGTTGGCCAGTTGCTCAACACCTGCTGTACCACGGATTTGCCCTTGACGATTCTGATGGATCACCGCGATCACCGCGATGTTGAGTTCCATGCAAAGCGTCTTAAGCTTGGTGCTGATCTCGTCTAGTTGCTTACGCTCGTCACCGGACTGGTCAGAAACGACAATACTAAGATGGTCCAAGACGATATATTTACAACCAAGAGCGTGCATATGTCGAATCTTGTTAAGGACCTCATGCACAGAATTAGAGCCAAAGTGGTCCCAAATAACAACACGTTCACTGTTAACAGTAGACTCAAAATAAGATCGTAGCTCATCACTGTTTACGCTTTCCCGTACGTCAGGTAGATGCAGAGGCTTGTTAGCATCAATAGACATAAGACCCAGGGCGGTGTCGGAATTGGGTTCTTCAAGATGGAGGAAACCCACTCCACGTTCGGTGTTCTTGAGAATATAATATTCGATCTCCTTGAGGACTGAGGTCTTACCAATGCCAGTTTCGGCTGTAATGATCACCAATTCTGACAGACGAATGCCGTACGTCTTCTCATTTAGACGGGCGAAAGGGTACGGACAGGTCTCGTAGTTCTTAGGTTTGCTGATCTCGTCCCACATGTCCTTACCGAGTTTGATCCCGGTAGGTGTGAACGTAGGGGCGGACCACCATTCGTTGGTGAATTCCTTGGTCTTACCGGCCAACAGATAGTCATTGGCGTCCTTGTGCTCCTTGAGGGTCAGGATACGAACCTTACCGATGGGGAACATAGCGGCCACAGCGAGTGCTGCTTCTTGACCAGGGTATCGTGTCTCACCTGTCTCAGGGTTGACCTTGGGTTCGTCTGCGTCGAAGCAAACGACAATGCTGTCAAAGCTGTTCAGGTATTCGAAGTTGTCCGCTACGTTGCGCTTCGCCTGTCCTGCGGAATGGACTGAGACACATGGGAAGCGACTGCCTGTCATCTCGAAGGCAGCCATNGCGTCNCANTCNCCTTCAACGAGTGTGATNGCNTTNGCAGAGCCGGGTTGGAAAAGATGTTGGCCAAATAGCGTCGCCTTGTTAGCGGGACCTTCCCANTAGAAAGTCTTTGGACCGCCGGGACGCACCTTATTNGCTACGTGATGGCCTTCGTCACCGTCGTACGGATAAACATGACCCCCGTCGGGGAGCCGTTTGACGCGGTATTTTTCTGCCGTAGCCTTGCTGATTCCACGTTCAGTTAGTTCACTGAATTCCGTGGCAATCGGTTGAACCTTACGAGGCTCATCTGGTTTACGCTGTTCTACTGTACTAACCTCACCACCAATAGTATTACACACAAAACAATAAGTATGACCGTCATCGTAGACCGCATTACCGTCGGACGACCCACACTTGGGGCACGCAATATGCTTTACTAGTTTACTCAGTTGGAATTACCTTATGAAGTTCAATGGGTGTGTAGTTTGTATGTTCAACACATACGTTGACATATCGAGGATCAGGCCCATCTGCATCATAGTCCATGATTACATTTGAATGTAGATGTCCATGAATATTATACTCAAACCGTTCAAGACTTTGTTCATGGATAGGGATGTGTGACATAATTACACGTTTACCATTCACTTGCTTCACAACGTACGCCCTGATGTCATCGAAGTACGGTAGGTAATCTTCAAGACGGAAGATGTCGTGATTACCTTTAATCAACACCTTACGACCTTTAAGACGGCCAAGGGTTTGAAGGGCACGACGATTAATCACCACATCACCGAGATGATAGATACGATCTTTATCGCCCACCACACGGTTCCAGTTGTCCACCATCACTTCGTCCATCTCTTCAACGGACTCAAATGGTCGGAGTTTAGACCCGTCTTTACGTAGGAATTTCGTAACCCCTACATGGCCGAAATGGGTGTCACTAATAACCCATGTCTTTGTCATTCAAGTGCTTCCTTAATCATTGGAACCTGCGCTAGGATGAGGTCCCGTGTTGCTTCTGCGATTAGACGATGTTCCTTTTGGGTTGCCTCGTCACATCGTACCCCCCAATAGTGAATCTATGAACGAAGGGTGCCATTCATGTACATCGTAGTGGGTGTAAGACCTTCAGGGAGAATGGCACGAGCTACTTCCTTGGCGACACCTTGCTTAATGAACCGCTTATACTCATTCAGTGCCCACTTACGCATATCCTCAAGACTTTCAGCCCACCTAGAGTTTAGTTCAACGTCCTCACACGGTAGAGATGACTGGCGATTTTTTGTATCTTGTAGCCTGCATTCGCGAGCTTTCTCAAGTCCGCTGTACTCGGCGTACCGACCAGAAAACTCTTGGAAGCTGAAGCTTCGATGACGTAGAATTTGCCGACTGATATCTCGTGTAGTAGTGATTTCGACACAGGCGTTGACCATTTCAAAGGGCGACCAATGCCCGTGGTTGATGAGGTATTTGATGAGACGGGGTGCTGTCTCTTTGTTGTCTTGGTTGTCCGGGTTAGACACACGGGCCATGTACGCTACCATGTCGTCTGCGTCCGGGGTGATCCACTTAAGTGTTACGTTCAAAAGGTTCCCCTAGATCATAGATTGTGTTGAGGGTCTCGATTTGTGTATCGCTGAACTTGACCACAAGGCTAGTTCGGATAGGACCATTGTCAAAACCCCGACCTTTGTAGTCCTTACCGATGTACCCACGAACGATAAAACCAAGATTGGGACCATACATATCGATGGTCTTCTCTTTCAGTTCATCAGTGAGTTCTTGTTTCCACCAACGGTCAATCTTACCGCCGTACTTTTTATCCAAGATATTTCTCCAAACTTGTGTGCATGAATTCTTCGTCGTCTTCGTCAAAGACGGGGTCGTCCGGTGATCCCCCAAGGCTTTCTTGGATGATACCTTCACATGTTGAACAGGGACGGGTCTTCATGTCTCGGGGGTCCAATCGCAACTCACTGATTGGACCCCCACAGATATAACAGGGTGACAAACTTACACGTACTCCCGGAATGCTTCTACGTACCGCTCGACAGTCCCACCTTCAAGACCTGGGGCGGTGTTCACTTCAAGGACGAAGGCACCTTGGTCTCGGTTATAGATGATGTCGACGGCACCAAAGTCGAGCCCACTGTGACGCATGACAGCTTCGGCTTGGGTGATGATAGATTGTGGCATGGCGTCACGCACACCATTACGCGCAAAGATAAAGCCGTTGTCATGGCTCCGAACCTTCCACGTCGTCGGTTCCCGGTTGGGGTCACGAATCTTGCGCTGGACGTCGATGATGTTACCGAGCGCGAAGTGGACACGGTATTCCAACTTCTTCGGGATGTACTTAGTATACAACGGAGCGGGTCGATTGTCAAGAGGGTCTTGGAGGATTTCCAAGCCTTCGCCACTATGACCCGACAGATTGTATCGGGCACAGACCTCGGCACCTTCGAGGAACCAACCACGAGCTACGTTGATGTTCGTAGTCCACGGAGGTAAACTGATCTCTTCGTGTTCCGACATGAAGAGGAAGAACCGAAGCTTGTTCGACATGGCCGCAACAAAGGCCGGTCGATTGAACACACGGCTAGCCTCGACGTTGGGTGGGACACGGCTTGAACCCCAGTTGATCACGTTCTTGTTGGGGTTGCCGACGTATCGGCTGTTGTCTTGTCTGATGCGTCGAATACCAAGACCCTCGGCCAGAGCGCGGGCACCGGCAGAACCGCCGTTATAGCTGTAGATATGTAGGGTCATAGTTCTTCGTCAGCTCCATGTTCATTCCAAAAATCGTCTGCACGGACTACTTCGTTGTTTCGAAGAATAAATTGATTTATCCGAGCAGCCTCCACAGCAATGTTCCGGAAGTCCGGGGCCTGTCGGAAACCTTCAGGTGGCGGTCGCAGACCGGGGTCCACGGCACGCTTAGTGTACAGCTCAGGCTTCTTTTCCGGCTTCTTTGCCAGTTCTTCTTTGGACAACCAAGCACAGGCATGTGCGATGTGTTCGACTTGATCGACAACAGACATCACGCTGTCTTGCCAACCCTTCTCGAACCGATCAACATGGGCACCGAAGATGTTACGGGCGAATTCGTCGACGCCGATACCATTCAGTGTGTTGATCATATGGGTCGGGTTGTTGAGACCAATAGCGGAGTCCTTCATCGCCAGAAGGATTTGAACCCATTCCGCGATCTTGTCCATATCCACAGTGCCACGCATGGCCCGGTATTCAAGGCTGCCATGACGGAAGAGAGACACAGGATTGAGCTGTGTATACCGAATCTCATTGGTGTTAAGATAGGTGATACGGTCCTCAAGGACTGCTCGTCGGAGCGTGTCCATCAGGTATCCAGCGTCACGGGCACGAAGACAGAACAGGTTGCCCTTGCGGTCATGTCCATAGAACGGAGCCAGAGCGTCGTCGAACAGGGCGTACAGAAGAATCTGCGTGTAGATGTCCTTGACGAACATGTCCCGTGCATTGACGTGAACGTGGACCGACGTACGGTACGACTCATTCACCACAGCATTAGCGGAAGCTAGGCTGTCCTGTAGGTTCTTGAGGATGTACGGGTACTGTTCACGGTTGACAGGGTTCCTGAAAACGTATTCAGCGGACTCACCACGCAACGACCCGTCTTCATGAATGACCCAACCCTTGAGGCCAGTACGAGGCAGGTTGCGTCCCTCTACCTCGATCTCAATGCCGATTTCTGCGTCACCTTTGACCGCATTGTCGAACATCACCGAACGGGTGAGAGGAAGATTGTAGTTGTCAGTCTTAAGCTTTTTACGCATGTCGGATACCCAGTGCTCCCATTCGATTACGCAGATAAGAATATTCATCGGGGACTTTGAACCCCTGTAGATCACCCCAACCCACCCGATCATTACGATACAGAAGGATGTAATAACCTAGCTCTTCCCTGACCACAGCGAAGTCCTTGCTGATCGCCAGAGACGAGATGTCAGGGTTACCGTCGAACAACTCCTTGCACCGATCAAGGTCGGGATAAGCGTTCGCCATAGCGTCCACAAACCCAGGAGTGTTCATGACCCTGTCAAAGTTAAGACGATACGGTCGAGGACCACGATCACCACCGGAATCGGCAACCGCAACGAAGACATTGGTACGTGCCAAGCCTTGTTTCGTTTGACGACTCGGGATGCGGCTCAGATACACCGCCTCGGTGTTCATGTTGACGTACCCAAGGCGTGAGCCAAGGTTCCGTGCATCAAGACGATGGTCAGTCAGAGACACGATGATCGGGTCATGGATTCGCGGAAGGATCGACAGATTGACCGCCAAGCCGTTGTCAGCTTGGAAAATCTCGTTGATCCACACTGGTGCCTCGTCGAACATAACCACGGTGCCTTGGAGCTGTTGCCGTGCATGTTCGAGGCTGTCGTACGCAGCGACCATTTGTATTACTCCCTTTCGTTAAGCAGCGATCTGTAGTACGCGGTCTGAGCCGAGCCTGTTGTCCAAGTCAGGGTAACGTTCCTGCCAATCGAGAACCGACCCGTCAATAATGGTCCGAGCGAGGTCTCCATACTGTTCCTCTGCAATCTTACCGGCTGCGAGGTCGCTGACGGCCAGAACAGAGGCTTCATACACCCAACGAATGAGCTTATCGGACTTGAGCCAAGCATTGGATAGAACTCGATACTCGACACCGTACGACTTCGGGCGGAACGCGCCAGCCTTACCGTACATAGAACGGCGCTGCCCATCCTTGTCCCATAGCAGGCTTTGAATACCCAGATAGTAATCCATCTGCCGGACCACCGCCATACAGTCGGCGAGGTGGTTTTTCGACCGGATATCCGCGTCTTCAGTCCAGCCCACATGGATATGACCGGAGCCGGTACGGAAAGGTTGATCACCATTTGGCCGGGGATTCTTGCGACCGTTATCCCATGCGTTGAAGTCAGGTTCGCATCCGAGTTCCTTGGCTTCGTCGGGCTGAGAAGCCAGATAAGCGGGATCAAAGTGAGCGACAGGAACAGCGTCCAAGATATAACCAGGGACACGTCGAGCAAGTTCATCCTTCACCCCATTGATGTTCTTGACCCAGTCGTCGACGTTGGTCACGGGGTCGATGTTGAATTCGAGGGCCATACCGTCAACCTGGATGGCACCAAGAGGCACAACATATGGGTTGTACTTGGTACCGGGAACCATGCCGTGAGC